TGAAGGAACAAGAAGGTCACTTCAATCAGCATATAAACATTGTGATAAATATTATGATACTGTTTACAGAAAATTAAGGTCTTTTGATATGCAAGATTGTATTGATAATTGTGGTTGTCAATATTCTACACAATGGTCAATTAAGAATTTATTTGGTCATCTTGATAAATTTGCATTTGAAATTGATATTATTAATAAAATGTATTCGCTTATAACTACTGCCCCACCTGTTCCTGAAACAACCAAAGAACCATTTACAGATGAAGAAATTAAAAAAGTATATGAAAATAAAAACGATGAATGGATTGAAACATTGATTTTATATTTATTTACTGGTTTTAGACTTAATGAATTACTTTCAATGGAATTAACACAAATAAATTTAGAAACTGGTTTTTTTAATGGTGGTTCAAAAAGTAAATCTGGAAAAAACAGATTTGTTCCAATTCATTCTTATATTCAATATATTGTTAAAAAAAGAATAAAATCAAACAAAAAATATTTAATCGAATGGGATGGAAAAAAACTTTCTAAAAGCCAATATTATATTTTTTGGAATGAAATGATGGAAAAACTTCAAATGAATCATACCCCACATGAATGTAGACATACTTTCAGAAGTAAATTAGATTCTGCCAAAGCAAATAAGAAATGTATTGATTTAATGATGGGACATAAATCAAAAGATGTTGGTGAACGAACTTACACCCACAAAACTTTTGAAGAATTAAAAGAAGCAATTGAACTTATAAAATTTGATTTTTGGGTTTGAACTAATAACAAATTAGTAACAAAAAATCGCT